TCTGTGTTATCAGATAATAAATATCCAACCAAAGCTGCAAAGTATTGGCAATCTGTAAGAGAACAGAATACACACTTTGAAAACTTAGTTCACTTATCATTTGATGCTAGAAAGAATGATGTTGAGATAAAAAAATTACAAAGAGATATTAAAAAAGAAAAAGATTCATTAGAGAAAGAAATGAAACAAGTTGAGCTAGAGGAAAAATTATATCATAAAGCACAAATGGAGTTGGTCGCTAAACATAGGATGAGAGAAGTTTCTCTTTGGTCTAAACTTAAAAAAGAATTTGATGATGGCAACTTTGATAAAGAAGATGTAAACACGCATCAAGCTAAATCATATTTACTAAGATTTCAAAAATCAAAAGAAACAATAACTCCTGGCACATCACAACCAGAAGTGTTTAATATCATGGGTCAATTAGAAGCTTTAGAAAAAGGATTAAGAGAAAATACTTTATCTTTAGATGATAAAAAAACTAAAAAATTAAAATGAAGTTTGACTTTGTCTATTTAGGGCAAACTGTTTTAAAATATGAAGTGCCCCTGGATATATTCGTAGGTCTTAATGAAATCTATGAAAAACAAAAAAAACAGTTACCAAAAGCAAATAAACAATTAGTAGGTAAAATACAAGACGAAGTATCTTTATTTTACTCTGGCCCTAACAACGATAAGATGCATCAGCATTGTTTTTTACCTGATGATATACTTAAATGGTTTCATACCGTATTTGATCACTACACAAATTGGAATAAGATAGGTCCAACAGAAAAATCTATAAACTCTATTTGGGTTAACGAAATGAAAGCACATGAATATAATCCTGTACACATACACCAAGGTAAACTTTATACAGGACTATCGTCTGTAATGATTTTAAAATTACCCAAAGACACAGGTGTTGAATACTCTGCTCCAAGTAAACCTATGAATGGTAGACTTCAAATTATTGGTTCAGCTAACGGACAATTTTCTAAAACAGATTATTCACCGAACATGAAGATAGGGGATTTTTATGTTTTCCCTTATGACATGAGACACTGCGTTTATCCATTTAACGGAACTAAAGAAGTTAGGAGAACATTAGTTTGTAATGTGGATGTAGATTATAATCCAATAGCTTCAAGAACTGGATCGGGGCAAAAAGAATGATACCAAAAATGCCACGATGGCAATCTTATGTTGCCACAACTACACAACCCATGTTTACACCTGAACAATGTAAAATGATTATAGATGCTGGTCATCAATGTGCACCTGAGCAAGCTAAAGTGGGTGGTGGAGATAAAGGACAATATGATACAAAGAAACGAGTCACAACAATCTCTTGGATACCTTTTGATAAATTACCACAAATGTACAGAGTTATTGAGAATCAATTATCTATTGTAAACTTAAATCATTTTTATTTTGATGGTGTCAAAATTACAGAACCTGCACAGTTTACGGTGTACCCTAAAAAAGGCTTTTATGATTGGCACATGGATCTTAATGCGTTTGGTCAAGATGGAGGAAACCCAATACGTAAAATATCTATGACATTATTATTGTCAGATCCATCAGAGTTTACAGGTGGGGATCTTTTATTTTCAGAGATGGGAGAGCATAAACCATTGTCTTTAAAACAAGGACAAGCTATATTTTTTGCATCATTCTTAAGACACAAAGTTGCACCTGTTAAAAAAGGTGTGAGAAAATCTTTAGTCATGTGGTTTGGAGGACCCCCATTTAAATGAAAAATAAAAATCAATTACAAAGAAAAATATTATTTCCAACTGCTGTTTATTTTAAAGACATACCTAACGCAAAAGAACTTAACAAATATTTATTTAAAGAAATAAAAAAGTGGCGCAAAAAATTTCCAGAGGGTGAAAAGAAGACTAACTCTGGCTATGGTTGGCACAGCCCAACAGACATGAATGAAAAAAAAGAATACCAACCTCTTATAGATGAATTATTTCAAATGGCATACGAGTGTAACAAAGATTATGGTATATCAGGTAAATTAGGCCTTGGTAATATGTGGGCTAATATTAACCCAACATACAGTTATAATAAAACACATACACATCCTAACTCAATGTGGTCAGGTGTATATTATATTAAAGTGCCTAAGAATTCAGGCAAGTTGTTTTTAGAAGATCCTAGACCAGGACCTAATATGCATATGCCTAGAAGAGTAGATAATTTACCAGAACAACTGTGGAGAGTGTGTGCTTATGAACCGTTAGAAGGACGTATGATCTTTTTTCCATCTTGGCTTCCTCATGGTGTTGACATAAATATGAATACAGACAAAGGTGAAAAAAATTGGAGAATATCTGTGTCTTATAACTTTATACAAGTACCAGAATGACAACTTTAGTTTACGCTAAATTACCTTTTTCACAAATACATTATTTAGAACGACCAGAGTTTCACAATGAAGAAAAAGTTTTTAAAAGTAGACTACTTAAGTCATTAAAAAAACATGGCATTGTAGATCCTCTATATGCAGAAGTAGGAAATGATTATGGTAGATATATAAAAATAATTGTAGGCAATAATAGAATGGCTGTGGCTAAAATTTTAGGAATAAAAATAATACCTGTTATTGTTAATATTTATGATCCTACTTTTAAATTAGAAGGAACTCAATGTCGTGAGTTAAAAACTGATGATGAAATTAGAAAATTGTTTACACATAAAACTGTAAACATTAGACGTAATAAAGATGGTAACATTGACACTATCATGCCCCCTCGTTATGATTTAGTATATAAAGATTATGAGTTTTAAAAAAAATAAATATCAAGTTATACGTGGTGCTATATCTAAAGAAATAGCAAATGTAGCGTATAGATATCTACAAATATCAGCAGAGGCAGATCATTGGATGTTAGAAAATGGTTTGACTCACACAGCCAATAAACTTGCAGGTGTTTTTAACGATCCTCAAGTTCCAGGCTCTTATGCTAAGTATGCAGATCGTTTAATGGAGACTTTACTTATTAAAACAATTCCTATTATGCAGAAAAAAACAGGATTAAAGTTAGTGCCTACCTATTCTTACACAAGACTATATAGAAAAGGTAATGTATTAAATAGACATAAAGATAGACCTAGCTGTGAAATATCAACTACCCTAAATTTAGGAGGAGATACATGGCCCATATTTATCGATCCTACGGGGTCTGACAACGTCATAGACGAGTGTAAAGGTATGAATAAGCATGGAGCACCCAAGGGCATAAAAGTAGATTTAAAACCAGGAGATATGCTTATTTACTCTGGTTGTGACTTAGAGCACTGGAGAGAGCCTTTTCAAGGCCATCTATGTGGTCAAGTATTTTTGCACTATAATCATGCAGATGGACAGTTTGCAAAGTCTAATTTGTATGATAAAAGACCTATATTGGGTGTACCCAAAACTCGTTGGTAAAACGTTGAATATCAACGCAATCTAATATAATCTGGAGATCTATGCTACAAAAGATAGGGTTTCAACCTGGTATAAATAAACAAGTTACTGCAACAGCTGCGGAAGGTCAGTGGATAGACTGTGATAACGTCCGTTTTAGGTATTCTACACCTGAAAAAATAGGTGGTTGGAAACAACTAGGGGCTGACAATATTACAGGCGCAGCAAGAGCACTACATCAATTTACAAATAGTTTAGGTAGAAAGTATTCTATTATAGGATCAAACAGAATTTTATACGCTTATTCAGGTGGTGTGTTCTATGATATACATCCTATTAAAGCCACAACGACACTTACTAATGCATTTACTACGACTAACGGATCAGCAACTGTTACAATAAATTTTTCTGGTGACCATGGTATACAAGCAGGAGATATCGTATTACTAGATAATTTTTCATCTATCACAGATTCAAATTTTGGTGCGTCAGACTTTGACGATATAAGATTTATGGCAACAACAGTGCCAGCATCAAATACAATTACAATAACAATGCCATCAGCAGAGTCAGGATCTGGTGCAACAACATCTGGTGGTATTAGAGTTAGACATTATTACAGAGTAGGACCAGACGTACAGGCACAAGGTTTTGGTTGGTCTCTTGGATCTTGGGGTGGTCAGGCTGTAGGAGCATACACAACTGTTTTGTCTGCAGATATAAATAGTTCTACAACAAGTATAACTGTAAACGACGCATCACAGTTGCCAAGCTCTGGAACAAATTTTATTAAGATTGGAACAGAGGAAATATCGTACACAGGTATATCTACAAATACATTAACGGGTGTAACAAGAGGTGTAAGAAACACAACGGCAGCATCACACACTGCAGGAGACACTGTTACAAACACGTCTGATTTCGTAGCATGGGGTGAAGCAGCATCAGGTGACTTAATTATAGATCCTGGTATGTGGTCCATTGATAATTTTGGTGACAAAGCTATTTGTTTAATTGTAGACGGTGAGGTGTTTGAGTGGGATTCCTCAGCAACAAATGCAACAGACTCAAGAGCAACTATCATATCTGGTGCACCAACAGCTTCAAGACACATGCTCGTATCCACACCGGATAGACACTTAGTGTTCTATGGAACAGAAACAACGATTGGTACGAAGTCTACACAAGATGATATGTTTATTAGATTCTCGTCTCAAGAAGATATTAATACTTATACACCCACAGCAACCAATACAGCTGGCACACAAAGACTGGCCGACGGATCACGGATCATGGGAGCAATCAGAGGTAGAGATGCAATCTATGTTTACACAGACACAGCTTTGTTCTTACAAAGATTCGTAGGTCAACCATTTACATTTGCCTTTGTACAAGCAGGTACAAACTGTGGACTTGCAGGTAAGAACGCAGCAGTAGAGGTAGATGGTGCTGCATACTGGTTTTCAGAAAATGGTTTTTTTAAATATGCTGGTGCTCTTGAATCTTTACCATGTCTTGTAGAAGACTTTGTGTATGATGATATTAATTTAGATTCTGGTAATCAAATGATTAGTGCAGGATTAAATAATTTGTTTGGTGAAATTATGTGGTTCTATCCTACAGCTAACTCGTCAGTTGTAAATAGAATGGTTTGTTATAATTATCAAGACTCATCAGCAAGAAGACCAATATGGACAGTAGGCACATTAGCTAGAACAGCGTGGGCTGACTCTGCAGTATTTGGTAATCCACATGCTTTAGAGTATGACGCTGATGGTGTCGAACCAGCGACGTCATCAACTTATGTTCAAGGCAATACAGATGGTATTACAACATACTACCAACACGAAACGGGAACAGATCAAGTTAAAGGTGGCACAGTTACAGCTATTCAAGCAAACATATTATCAGGAGACTTTGACATCACACAGAGAGTCATTAGAGGTGCACAAACTAATATTGC